TTTTAGTAGAGGCATCAGGTTGTAACCCATCGTAGTTACGTTCTGTGTTATAAACCCAACCTTCTGATTGTACTTCACGTGTGACTTCAGTTAAAGTATTATAAGCAATCGCAACGTCCGGGTTGGTTTGTGTTTCTACTTCATAAGAAACTACAGCTTTATTCATTGTAATATTACCCGTTGCACTAGACGACAAGTTTAGTGTGTAGTCATATGCAAACGATGTAGCACTAGGTGAAGAGGCAGTAACAACAGTCGTATTGTTTGTTATACCTGCACCAGAAATATAAGTACCAAGTCCAAGTACTTCATCAGTACTCAATACAGTACCAGTAATAGAACCAACAAAGCTACCAATCTGTTCAATGGTATAAGTAGTTTCAGTTGCCAACGTGGTTACAGGAGCCTGACCAACTGACGCCAGGATCTGATTAACAGCTTGTAGTTCGGTGTTTGGGCCAGTGGTAGGATAAGGCATAATTGATAATGAGTTTTATTCTCAATAAAAAATTAAAAAAAAGGAGCCCCCGAAAGGACTCCCATAAACAGTATTAAAGTATCAGGAAATGTTAGAAGGATAGGTAGTACCGAATGCAGCATCAGGAGAAGCACCAGCATACAGTTCAACACAAGCAGCAGGGTTCAGGAAGTCAGCACCCATAGCAAGGCGACCAAGGATAACATCACCCTGATAAATCACGGAGACATCACCACTGGTAACTTGGACTTGAGGAGCAATAGCTTCCACACAGCCAGCAGCTTCACGTTGGAAGATCAGACCACAAGAAGCATCAAAGGCACTTTGCGCACCATAGTTGTTACGAGGACCACCCACGTAAGGACTAGGATTGCTTACGGTACCAGCTTCAAGTTCAGTGTCACTACCAACAAAGTCACCGACATTACCAGGAGAGGTGACACCAGTACCACCACCGTACTTAGTACCGTAGTTACCAAAGAACGGAATGTTCATGGACTTGTAGATCCTGATACCGGCAATCTCCATGATTCCTTTACCGGACTGCAGTGCATCACCTTGCTCATCACGGTTTACCAGATAACCACCAATGTCAGCATTACCAATACCACGGATTAGGGCGTGGTACTGACGGGGGTTAAGAACAGCCACACGGCCATCCATCGACACACCCTTCTCATCCAAAGCAGAGGCAGCATTATAGAATGCCTCAACCAGATTCAATGCTTCATAAGCTTTATCAGCAGTTGCACCCACTTGAATTTGGGTACCACCGGGTTCAACATAACCAGCTTTAGAAACTGGAGAAGCTTGACGTGCACCTTTAGCGATCTGACGGAAGATCAAACGGTCATACTTCTCAGCAAGAGCATAACCGATCTTACGAGAGATCTCGGAGCGGAGGTCATAATGAGACAGAACTTCATCTAGCTCATACACAAAAGCTGAGGAGATAAGGAGGTCATCACAAGTGATGGTCTTCTCAGCCACTGGAGGTGCATTGTTGCTGTCACCCAAGATGCTGTTACCAGGAGTATGGTACTCAGCTTTAGTGCGACCAGTGTAGATGAATTGCAGTGACTTACCACTACGAAGAGTACGCTTCATGACCAAGTCACGAGCAATAGTATTATTTTGGAAACCCTTAAACATCTCACCAGAGAAAAGTTTAAGGTAAAGAGCACGACGTTCGTCAGTATTGGCGATAGCGCCATTTAGTGCACCAGGAGCAGTAAGTTCTGCTGGGTTCACAGAAGATTGAAAAGCCATTTTAATTAATTAGAGTTCTATATCGTCTAAAGCATTTAATGCTTTGTAGGCTCGACGTTCTCCAAGGTAAGGTAGAAGTTGTTCTAGAATTACTTTACACTTCTTACCGCTAATCTGCCACTCATATTGAGTCTTCCAGGGAGGACGCTCGCGAGTGCGTACTCTTCCCAAACCAAATAGAGCTACAAATTTATCGACGACATCCTTATCAGTCATAGTCAGACCGATTTTTGGATAGTCCCTGTTACGTGTAATGTAACCTTCCCCTTCAAAGAGTCCGGCTGCCCATGCGATTTGCAAATCTTTTACCATGGTTTTATTTTTGTTGGAATATTAAGGTCATTCCATAACCGTCGACGGCTAGAGGTATCGGCGTA